ACGTTCGGCGCCGGAGCGGACTGCGTACCGGTGATCAGCAGGTTGTCGCGCCCGTAGAAGCAGTCGGTGTTGCTGCCGTCGTCGTAGGCGGCGGCGGTTGCGCCCCACAGTAGCGAGCGGGCCGCAGACACGTACTTGCTGGAACTGGTCACCGCCAGACCGTAGGTCGGGCCGTTGACGCTGGAGCCATTCAGCGCGCACGTCGTGTTCACGCCGTTGATGATCACCGGGTACAGCTGGGACTCGACAGCGATCGCCGCATAGCCGGTGCCCGACTGGCCCGCCCCGTTGTGGTAGCCACCGGTCACGATGACCGCGCCGGTGCCGTTGATCAGGATGCCGTTCTTGCCCACCAGGTTCGATGAGCAGCCGGTGAGCGTGACCTGCCCGTAGCCGCCGTTGCCGTTCAGGTTGAACCCGTTGCCGCCGGCATTCTCGGCGCGGCATCCGATCAGGTGGGTGTTGCCGCCAGGCGTGATCGCCCAGCAGTCCCCGCCGCTGGTGCCGCCGAGCACGTACACGTCGGTGAACGTGCTGTCCGGGCAGTGGCTCAGGCTGATGCCGCCGGTGCCGTTGAAGTTGATGATCGTCCGGAAGACCTTCAGCAGGTCCGCGAAGTTGCTGCCGTCCGGCAGGACATTGAGCCCCCAGCCGGTCGGCCGAACGATGTTGACGTCGCTGATGACCAGGCCGTCGACCGCGCCGTACACCCGGATGGCGTCGACCGACGCCGGGCTGGACGTGCAGTCAATCGTGATGCCGGTGATCGCGCTGTTCTGCGCCGCGCCGCTCCAGCCGCCTGCGGTCTCGTCGGGGACGTAGATGACCTCCGTGCCCGAGAAGCTGCCCGACGGGGCGATGATCGCGCCCGCCCGCGAGCCGATCGTGGTCTGGACGTTGATATACAGTCCCGGCCCCGCCAGCCGCACCCCCGGCGGTACGGTCAGCGGCGACGACACGGTGTACGTCCCGGGTGGCAGGCAGACGACATCCCCGGCCGACGCGGTGGTCAGCGCCGCGTTGATCGCTGCCGTGCTGTCCGTGGCCCCCGTCGGGTCCGCGCCGCCCGCATAAGCGGCATTCAGCACGTTGATGCCCGCCACCGCGGCCAGCGCCGCGTAAGCGTCGTTGATGTCGGACACGAAACCCGACTCGCCCGCGACCTTGTTACCCGGCGGGATCGTGAACGTCATCAGCCTGCTCCCTGTCCGAGGACCTGCTGGACGTTGCCGCCCTTGACCCGGATGTAGTTCCTCAATGCACGGATGAACGGATCGCCGTTGCCCTCCAGGCGGATGATGAGCACCTGCGCGCCGCCGGCCGCCCCGCCGCCGTAGCCGCCGCGGCCCCCGGCGCCGATCGCGCCCGTCACCCGCTCCATCGCCGCGGACACATCCGATACGCCGCCGGTGAGGCCCTGCGCGATCTGGCGGGCGATGCTGCGGCCCGAGTTCTGCGGCGCCCCGGCACCCGACAGCGGGCCCTTTTTCGCCGGGCTGAACGGCAGGTAGCTCTTGACCTCGTTGATCACGCCGCCAATCGCGCCCGTCACATCCCCGGCCGCCGACGTGATGCCGTGCGCCAGGTAAGAGATGATCCGCGCACCCGCGCTGAACAGGTCGCTCGCCAGATGGTCGACGATGGCGATGATGTCGGTGCCGAGATTCTCGAACCACGACGTGACGCCGTGGACCATCGACTCGGCGCCGGAGAGGATCTGCCGCCAGTGCATGGCGATGAGCGCCTCTGCGAGGCCGATCGGCCCCGTCAAGATCCCCAGCAGCAGCGGCCAGTGGCCCCGGATCCAGTCGAGCGCGTCGGCGACCGCATTTTTCACCGCGGTGAACGCGATCTTCGCCGCCTTTTCCAGGTCGGACCAGTGCTTGACGATCTCCACGACGACGCCGATCAGGGCGACGATCCCGAGGATGATCGCGCCGATCGGGTTGGCGTTCAGTGCCACGTCGAGGATGGCCTGCGCGATCGACCACGCCTTGACCGCGGCGACGATCACGAGGATGAACGGCGCCAGCCGCGCCAGCAGCGGCATGACGGCCGACAGCCCGGCGGCGAGCAGGTCCGCGAGGATCACGGCCACCTTGGTGATAACCGGCACGAGCGGCATCAGGGCGGTCAGCAGCCCGTTAATCGCAGGCAGCATCTCCTGCAGGGCCTGCACCAGGCCGCCCATCAGCGCCCCGGCGATCTTCGTGACGGCGGGCAGCAGCGGCAGCAGTCCCGCCAGCAGTAGCGCCACCAGTGTGACGGCATGCTCCAGGATGGGAGCCAGGGCTGTCACTGCGGACACCAGTGAGCTCTGCAGGATCCCGGCCAGCGACCCGAGGACGTTGATCAGCGGCGGGATGACCGGCGCCAGCCCGGACACCAGGGCGGTGATCAGCTTCCCGATCGGGCCGACCAGCCCCTCGATCGCATCCTCGATGTCGTTGAACACCCCGCGGTTGTTCATCAGGTTGAAGACCTGGCCGAGGACCACGGCAAGGGTATGGAAGGCGGGCGTGAGTGCCCGGACGAGCCCGACGACTGCTTCCATGCCGCCTGCCAGGTTGATGAGGAACGCCTTCGCGAACTGCCCGAAGATCGTCGCTATCCCGGAGATCACCGGCCCCATCTGCGTGAACAGGCTGGCGACGGTTGACAGGATCGGGGCGAGCAGGTGCGCCATCGTCCCGGCGATCTGCCCGATGACCGGCAGCAGGCCGCCGAGGATGGAGAACAGCGCCTTCAGCGCCGTCGCGCTGGCGGCGACCGCCGGGGCCATGGCGGAAAACAGGCCGCCGAGGCTGGTTCCGAGGCCGCCGAGGATGCCCGCGAATGCCTGCATGGCGGGCATCGCCGCCTTGAGGATCGCGGTGAGTCCGGGCAGCAGGCCGCCGACGAGCCCTTCCAGCCCGTAGATCAGCGGCTGGAGCATCGGGCCGACCGTCTTAAACATGCCCGACAGCAGCGGCTCGATCTGCGAGACAAACGAGCTGAGCTGCTTCAGGGCCGAGGTGATGAACGGAACCAGCGGCTTGACCGCCGTCTCCAGGGTGCCCATTACCTGCGAGCCGAACTTGGAGAACTCCGCCGCGACGCCCGGGATCTTGCTGGCCACGACCGCGCCGAGGGCGCCGACCATGCCGACACCGGCGACCGCGCCGAGGGCGGGCAGCACGGCCAGCGCCGACGAGACACCGGTGACCAGCGTCCCCGCCAGGCCGCCCAGCACCGTCGTCACGAAACTGTTATGGAAGAACCCGCCGTCCTGCGCCCCGGCGTCGGCCGCTTTCTGGCCGAGACCGGAACCGCCCAGCTTGCTCGACAGGTCGCCCAGACCGGAGCCGAACCCGTCGCTGAACGCCGTGCCCGCCTTCTTGCCGTCATCCTGCGACTTGTCGTCCAGGTGGTTCATGGCGGCCTCGACGGCGGTGAGCTGCGCCAGCGCCTTAGATGCGCCCGCCATGTCGATCCGCGGCGAGGCAACCTTCTTGGAGATGGCCTCCAGCTTCGCGTCCAGGTCGGTGAGCTTGGCGTCGGCGTCGGCGCTATCCACGTTGGCGCGGGCCGTGGCGATCTGGTTCTTCAGCTCGTCGAGTTTCGCCTTGAGCTCGGTGAGGTCCGGCTTGGCGGTGTCGTCTGCCCGGATGGACAGGCGGACGTAGTTGTCGGCACCCACTAGCCGTCCTCACCTCCCTCCTCGTCCTCGCCGTCTTCACGGTGTCCCTGCCGGTAGATATCGAGAAGCCGCAGCACCCGGGCGTCCTCGGCCAGCACCTGCGACGGCGGGCAGTGCCACCGGTCGCAGAGGCCGATCACGATCTCCGCTGTTACGAGCTCGGCAGGCTTTTCGACATGGCCGCCATCGCTTCTTGTGCCGCCCCCGAGGTCCCGCCAGATGGCGAGCCTTTTCCCAGCTCATCGCCAGCCCCGGTGGTTCCGGTCAGCCACGCGCCGATGATCGCCAGCACGAAATGGGTGTCCAGCTTCCGCAGGCCCTCGTAGTCCGCGGGCACCGGCTCGCCGCGGCGGGTGACGTTCCACGACTCGAGGACGTCGCCGAACTGCTTGAGCAGCGTCATGATGGCGGGCGCGGCGGCCTGGAGATCGACGTTCTCGGCGGTGAGCCCCGAGTAGCTCTCCATGATGTCGGTCAGCATCCCGATCGGCACCGAGTCGACGGTGACCTCGAGGCCCTCGTACTTGGTGCCGGTGAAGTCCAGGATGCTGCCGGTGCCCGGCGCCTCGAAGCCGTCCGCCGGAGTCACGCCCACGTCGGCACCGCGCCGTCGGCGAGCGTGCCGTCCGCCTGGAACGTCAGCGACCCGTCGGCCCCGCGGGTGAGGTTGTACGCCGAGAACAACAGGTTGGCCGTCATTACCGGCGTCGAGCCGGATGCTGTCGGGTAGATCGACGTCGCCCTGTTGTTCGGCGAGGTCGTGATCGTCGAGAACACAGCGTGGCTCATGTTCGCGGCGAAGTTGCACGTCCCCTTGAAGGACTCGGTGAGGTCACGGAGCAGCGCCAGCTTCTGGTGCGCGCTCACGTCAACCCCGGTGACATCCTGCAGCGCCACCGGGGTCGCCAGCGTGAAGTCGGTGATGTCGTCGCTGATGGTCCGGCTGGTGCCCCCGCTGTCGGCCACGTCGATGGTCGCGCCCAGGCCGCTTATCTTCGCCAAGAGTGCTCACCCTCTCTTTTCCTGCTCGGCCAGGCGGCCGGTGTGCTCGGTGTAGTCCTCGGCCAGGTCGGCCAGGGATGTGTGCTCGCGGAGGATCCGGCCGCGCCGCTGCACGACGAGGCGCCCCGGCCGGGTGCGGTGCTCGCGGAAGCAGCGCTGGCCGCTGTCAAACCGGAAGACGATCACCCGCGCATCCGCAGGCGCGGCCAGCTCGCGGTAGGTCCGTCCCGACTGGCCGGAGCGGATCATGTCCGCCACCATCCGGCCCTCCGGCGTGTCCAGGTCGCAGATGGTCTCCCAGCCGTTGCGCCACTGGTCGCAGTCCACGTCCTCGCACGCCGCCGCGACCGTGCGGTCACGCGGCATGTGGATCCGGTAGTTGCGGTTATCCGACTGCCACAGCGGCGGCGGAAGCGGGCCGAGGAACCCCATCACGCCTCCAGCGCAGCCTGGTTGACGTCCGCCATCACGGCGAACGTCGCCGACGAGAACGTGCCCGTCGTGATCACCCGCAGGTACCGGGCGACCGTCCCCGTCACCGGCACCCGCTGCCACGCCGGCGCCGCAGTGACCGCCGTGAACGCGGCCAGCGTCGTCCACGTCGCGTTGTCCGGCGCCTGCTGGACGGTGGCCGTCACGCTGGTGCCGGTGAAGCCGGTCACCTGGAGGTAGCACTGTGCGCCGTAGGCGGTCTGCAGCGTCCACGTCCACGTCGGCGCAGCCGAGTAGGTCAGGGTGATCGCCTGGCCGGACGGGACGGTGTAGGTGCCGTCGCCGGCGCCGACCGAGATGCCGTTGACGACGACGTTGCTGACCGTGCCGCCGGAGACAACCACCGTCGCAGCGATCGGCGATGTGTTCGTGACCGGCGTGCCACTCGCCGGGACGGCCGGGGTGATGAACCCGGCGCCCTGGTCGAGACTCGTCCCGTTGGTCGCCGCCGTGTCGGTCCGCAGCCCGGCGGTGAGCGCGATGCCCCACTCGAGGCCGAACCCGTCGCCCTGACCTTCGGTCTTCATCATCAGGCTGCCGTCGGTGCCGCGGGTCGGGTCGTAGTTGACCTGCCGGGCGACGAGGCTGGCGACGGGCGAGCCGAGCGCCATCGGAGGCGTCCAGAACTGCATCAGCGTGTCCGCGGTCGGCAGCGCCGACAGCACCGGATGCGCGTTCGCGGTGTCCATGAAGCAGGTGAAGCCCATCGACCCGTCCCGCTGGCCGACGATCCGGGCCTGCGCCGACTGGGTGATGTCCGTGCCGGGCAGCAGCCCCACGGTGCCGTTGATCTGGTCGAGGGCCTGTATGTCGCCGCTGATGTCGTAGCCGCCTACCAGGAGGCGGGCTCCGAGGCCGTTCTGCTTGCTCATGGCACCTGACTCCAGAGATCATCCACAATGACCGGCAGCACGATCTCGGCCACCCGGTACGGCTTGTCGTCGTGCACGATGTAGCCCGCCTCGAAGCTCAGCGGCTCGCCGCACATGCCGAGCAGGTCGACGGCCATCACCTCGCCGCCGAGCGTGAACCCGCCCGACCAGACACCGATCAGCGCTGAGGCCAGCTCGAGCAGCTTCGGGTCGATGCCGTCTTCCGGCTTGGCCAGGAACGAGCTGTAGACCCGGGCACCGAACTGGGCGCGCCCCGTAGTGGACCCCTGCCCGGACATGCCGCGCGCCGGGGCCAGCGACTGAAGCCACACGGCGAGCGTCGGGTCCGTCTGCGGCGCGGTCTTCGGCTCGTGCTTCAGCACCGACGGGAACAGGTTGAGCACCTGCGCACCGGAGACGACGGCGGCGTACAGGGCGCTGATCCCGGCCTGGTTGAAGGTGACGCCCATCAGCCGCCGCCAAGTTCCGGCATGAGCTTGTCCAGCTCCTGCTGCCCGATCCTGGTGGCTTCCTTGTTCAGGACGGTGCGCGTCTTGCGGAACAGCCGGTAGCCCTTGAAGTGTGTCGACTCGTTCCGCCTCGACGTGCCTTCCAGCCACGGTGCCCACGTGACGCCGCGGATCATCGGGCCGGGCACCTGCGCGGCCGGGCCTTTCTGCAGCACCTTCAGGCTGGCCTGGAAACCGCCGCGCGAACGGCCGGTCTTGTCCATCGGGACGGCGCGCAGCAGTTCCACGGCCCTCGCACCGAGCGCGGCGGCGGTGTTGCTCGCCCACTTCTCGGTGACCTTGGCGGCGGTGCCGTCGGCGAGCGGACCGGACACGTCCAGCTTCGCCGTGATCTTCAGATCCCCGGCCATCAGCCGACCACCCGCCGCTCTGTGATCCGGGGGGGCTCGTCGCCTGTACGGCTGAACGTCAGCTCGACCTGATGGCCCTCCAGCTCGGGCGGCGCGCCAGAATCCTCGACCAGCACCATCCGCGAGTAGGCGTCGACGCGGCCCCCGACCTCGGCGATATGCAGACCGGCCTGATCGAAGCCTCGGGCAGCGTCCGATTCGCTCAGCAGCTCGTCAGCTATCTGCACCCAGTACCGGACGGCTCTCGGTGCCGCCTCGGCCATCATCGTGCCGAGAATTCCGGCCACGTCCAGCAGCCGCCTGTCGCCGATCCGCTGGACGTAGATCTGCACGCATTCAGCGGGGTTGACGTCGATGACGATCCGCAGGATCGAGTCCAGGTCGGTGACGACCCCGGCCTCTTCGAGCGCCTTCGCGAACTGGACGCTGGTCATGACGCTCATATGACTCTGCTCCTTGCCTTGCGGGCCGCGTAGGTGGCGGCTCGTCCCCATGCCGCGGCCAGCCCGATGCCCGGTGCGGGCACCGACGTGTCGCCGGCGGGGACGGTACGGGCATAGCCGGAGGTCTGCTGTAGCACCGTGTCCAGTGCCAGCGCGATCCCCAGTTCCCGCACCGGCGACGGGTACCGGTGCTTGTACACGGCGGTGCCCTCGGCCCACGACTGGGCGGTGGTGCCGAGCGCGCCCCGCTCGACGGTCAGCTGCCGCAGCGCATACACGGCGGCGTCGGTGTGGGTGGCGAGCATCGTGCCGTCCCACGCCCGCGCCACCGTGGCGACGTTGCCGTTGACCTGCTCGATGAACATCCGCTCGGCGTCGAGCAGCAGCGTCTCCCCCGCGTTCAGGGCGGCGCCGTCGCCGACGGTGAGCTGGTTGTCCGCGCTGCCGGCCGTCGAGCAGCCCGGCCCGGTCTGCGACTGGCCGGTGGCGGCGAAGCTGACGTCCTGGACGAGCACCCGCTCACCGAGGTAGGGGGCAATCAGCCCGGCGTGGCCGAGCGTGTCATTCGGGAACGGCGGAGTGCCGCGGCTGTAGCCGATGATCAGCAAGTCACCCGCGCTGATCTGCGACGAGTCGGTGACCACGACCGGGTTGGTGCCGGTGGTGGCCGAGTCCGCGAGGGTCGCGGTACCGGCCTGCGCCGCGTCGGCGGTGAACCCCCATGTGGCCTGCGCCATGATCGAGTTCTGCGGTGTCTGCGCGACACCGCCGAACGCCGCCGACGTCGACCGGTCCAGCTCGATGCTGGTGTACGGGAAACCAGGCTTGCGGTTCGTCGGACGCAGGAAGCACTGGTCCAGCGCGATCGGCGCGCCGCCGGACGAGAACGCGGTCAGGCACAGGATGTCGTTGCGGTCCATCCATGTGCGCCACGGGTAGGCGTACTGGTAGTTCGGCCAGTCGAACCACTTCGTGCCGTCCCACGGGTAGAACAGCCGGTGCAGGTTGCCCTCGATGTCGCGGGCCGCGCCCTGGATCGCCTCATCGACGCGGGCGATGTTCAGCACCGTGTCCTGGATGTCGGTGGCCCGCTGCACGTCGGTGCGGGAGCAGTAGGCGGGGGTGGTGACGGTCATCCGTCCCTCCCCATCATCGCGCCCGGCACCGGCCGCACCACGTCCTGCGGCGAATGCCAGCCGCAGAACTTGCAGTACATGTTGATCCCGGACCCGGCACCGGACGGGCCGGGCGGCGCGGGAAGCAGCGGCTCGCCGTCACGCGGGCACGCCTCACCACCGTCCGTCTCGACGAGCTGCGCCCACCAGTCGAACTCCATCGCCCGGTCCTCGAGGACCGAGTGCAGACCCCACCACCCGCCCGTCTGCGCGGGCGCGGCCGGCGCGGGCGCGGTGCCCGTCGCAGCGAGCGCCAGCATCGCGACGCCCGTACCCGACCGGACCGACCGGCCCGTCGCCGACGCGGACAGGGTGAGGCTCGCCAGGCCCGTGCCGGCGCGCTCTGACGTGCCGCTCGCCGTGGCCGCCAGGCCGATAGCGGCACCGCCGGAGCCGGAACGCTGCGACTCGCCGGATGCCGTCGCGGCTAGGTCGATAGCAGCGGTCCCGGTGCCGGTCACCGGAGCCGACTGCGGCGTCACCTCAACGTCGAGCCCGTCATACTCGGGGTTGGTCGACGTCGCCGGGTACGTCCAGGTCGTGCCCTCGTGCCACGAGTCGTTCCCCGGCGTCGCGGCGCTGTTGGCCAGGATCTCCAGCGGCCCCTGCGTGATCCCGCCGGAGAACGGGCCCGGGCTGCCGCCCCACCAGCTGGCCGACGCCAGGAACCACGGATCCGTGTTATCGGCCGTGAAGGTCGATACGACATATTCGGTGCCGGTGGCCAGCGTCACGCCGGAACTGGTGTAGTCGCACGACACCCAGCCGCTTCCGGCCGCGCCAGACCACGCGGGTGACGAGTTGTCGGTGCCCGCGACCTCAGTCTGCGTGGCCGCGTCCCAGATCGCGCACCGGCTCGGCAGTACCGTGACCCCGGCCGGCGAGTAGTGCCAGATCCGGGTAAGCGCGGATTCCTGGGTGAGCTCGAAGTGCAGCCCGAGCGTGTAAGCGGCCGACTGGGCACTGGAGCCCGGGACGACGAACTCGGGGGCGTTCGGGAACGCCCGGTAGCTCGCCCCGGACGGCGCCTGATCGGTGACCTGGATGTCCAGCCACAGGTTCGCGTCGTTGTCGTTCTGGCCGGGCATCGCCGACGTCGGATCACTCGATGACGTGCTGAACGGGCACTGCGGCTTGGTCCAGGAGAAAGCCGAGCCGGCGGCGGCCGAGCCGCCGGACGAGGACGGCGCGGCAAGCGGGCCGTTGACGATCCCGGCACTGTACGGATCGCCGGAGCCGAACTGGTTCTTGGTCTCCGGGAAACCCGAGGTGAACGTCTTGCCTGTCGCGGCGTTGTACACCGCCCCGTAGCTGTTGCCGCTCGATGGCGACAGCAGCAGCGGCGTACTGACCGGTATGAAGTTCCACGCGTCCGGGGTCAGCGCCCCGGCGGTGACGGTACTGCCGGGGACGATCATCCCGGTCGACGCGCTGGCAAGCTGCCACAGGCAGAACACCTGCCCGCTGGCCGTGTCCCCGTTCGTGCCGGGCACCCACCACCAGTAGCCCTCGAACCACTGGCCGCCTTCGGTGACACAGAACATCGTGCCGACGATGAGGGGCCCGGAGTAGGCAGTACCGGACGACGGGCCGCTGCCCGGACGGCCGGAAGCGCCGTCCATCAGTCGGCGGGTCGTCACGGCAGCCTCAGCCCTGACCGGACAGCGTAGGCGTCAGCTCATACGTGCCCGCCGCGCCGAACGTCTCCTGGGCCGACAGCGGGCCACCCTCCAGGTACGTGCCGCCCGACGACGCCGACCACACGCCGAACCAGCCGATCGTCGTCGCCGCGGGCACGTTCAGCGTCACCTGCGAGCCCGCGCAAGACGACCCGGAAGCCGCACCCCAGGTCGTCTGCACACGGCCATACGAGCCGCCCGCGATCTCATTCGCGCCCGTCGTACCCGGCGACGCGTTGTGCAGCGAGATCCACGCACCAGCGTTGGCCAGCCCCGTCAGGGCGTCATCGACGGCAGCATTGGAGAAGTAGGTGTTCGCCATCAGTCCGCCGCCTTCGACGGCGGCCGCCGCGGCGGCGACTTCGGCGCGGGCTTGTCCGGAGCTGACGCCGGTGCCGGAGGCGTCAGCTCCGCAGACTCCGCCTCCGGCACCGGCACGTTCGCGACCTGCTCGCCCTCAGGCTCGCCAGGGACAGGCGGGTTGCTGGCCGGCGGGGACATCGTGCCGTCCGTCGGATGCTCGACGGCCATCCCGGGCGCGGCGGGATGCACATGCTCCTCGCCGCTGCCCGGCTCATGGCCCGGCTCATATGTCACGGTCCCGTCAGGCGCGATCTTCGCCACGTCCACCTCCTTGTGCTCACGGCCCCGGCAGCGCGGGCAGCACGGCGCCCCGGGAGCCCACAGGCACCCGCACGCCGCGCACACCCACCGGGACATCAGGACGAGGCGCCCGACAGCGCCCGCAGGTTCGCCGGGGTCCGCTGCGTCAGCAGGTCCCCGGTGATCGCCAGAGCCACGCCGGTACCCGAGCCGGTCACCGCAACCTCGACGTACTCAGCGCCCGCCGGCAGGTCGCTGGCGTCGATGTAGAACGCCACGCTGTCCCCGGCCGCCACCACCACGTTGTCCACCGCGGCGATATCGCCGGAGTCCGTCCACTGCGCGGCGCCCGCCTGGGAGGTGTTCGTGTAGTAGCGGGTAATCGCCGTCAGCGTCGACGTCGACCCGTTATACGTCGCCGCGCTGTTCACGGTGAACGTCTCCGGATCGGTCGTCGCCGAGCAGACGAACGTGATGCCCGCCGCGTCCTTCAGGCTGATCAGAGTGCCAGCCGCAACGGGGACGACGTTGAACAGGCGCCCCAACCCTTCCATCATGTCTAGCTCACTTCCTTCCGGCGCTCTAGCCGCGCCACGTTGACCTGTAGTTATTGCTGGACAGCGGCTCTAACCCGCCGGGGGCGCCAGTACCACGACCGGGGACACCGCCGCCCCGGCCTCCGTCGTCGACTGGCTCTGAATCCAGTACCGGCCGTCGACCCGGGAGCGGATCCGGAAGTTGCTGGTGTCCTTGATGAACCCGGCACCGTCCTTCGACTGCTCGACGGTCATCGTCAGCCGGTCACTGATCACGTACTGGGACAGATCCGCGAGCATCACGTCGCCGGTGCTGCCGAGCGCAGGCTGATGGTCGGTGATGCTCGCGGGCAGCCCCAGGCCCGACGGGCCGATGTCGTGGCCGTCGCCGAACTGAAACCACTCCGATGTCGTGGCCGGCGTGATGTCGGTGCCCGCAGTCGACCCGCCGGTGTTCAGGTACAGCTCCAGCAGCTGGGGAAGCGCCGCCGACGAGATCAGCCACCGGACATGAGTCAGCCCCGGCGTCAGACCTGCCTGCAGCGCCGCCGGATGCAGCCCTGTCAGCATCGCCGCAATGTCCGCCACCAGCACCTTGTCCGAGGTTCCCCGGTTCACGGCCAGCGCCGCACCGCCGTTGGCCAGTGACTGCGGCTCCCCGGCACCGGTGCCGTTGAAAATGAACAGGTCATCCTCGAACCATGCCAAGCCCAGCGCGATGACCCGGGCGAGCAGGTCGCCCATCGCGCCGGCCGCGTCGTCGGTCAGCTCGTTCGGGACGCCCTGCAGGTAGGCGGCGATCTTCCGGGCCTCCAGCACCAGGCGGCCGAGTGCCGGGTTCGTCGCCGGGATCGTCTCCCCGACCTCGACGATGGAGAACGTGAGACCGCCGAGCGCCTGCTTGCCTGACGCCTGCGACGGGTTGTCCAGCAGCGGGATGCCCAGGCGAGGGCTGTCCATCTCCACCACCGTCGCCCGCGGGCGCACGATCGCGGTGGTCATGTAGGCCATCACCTGAGCGCGCAGCGTCTCCGGCACGAGGAAGCCGCCCTCGCTGGGCACCCGCTCGGACCAGGTGTTCCGGATGACCCTCCTGGCCTCGCCCGCCGGGTTGAAGACGGCCTTCAGGTACGTCGCCCACGACTTCGCCCACGGCTGGTCGTCCAGCCGCGCGCCCGGGGCGTCTGGCCGGTAACCCGGCAGGTCGCGGAGGTTTATCATCCCCAGTCGCCTCGTCAGAGCCCGGTCAGGCCGCCCGCGTCAGCGGTCACGACGAACGCGTCGAGAGCCGCTTCGGCGTCTGCCTGAGTTGCATAGCTCGGCTCCAGAAAGACGGTCACGTCAGAGGCCTCGCAGCCGATGTAGTACAGCGAGTTATTCGGCGCAGGTCCCCTGACCTCCAGATAGGGGACATCCTCCAACCGGTAGTACGTGTCAGTCGTGTTGCCGACATCCTGCGTCCAGCCGGTGTTGTCACTGGTGAGCTTGACGAACATCAGGCCTCCTTACGTCTGCTGGCCGAGCTTGACGATCATGGACAGGGTGCTAGGTGATCCGTTGGCCGGAGTGAGCGCGCTGCGCTGCCAGCCGCGGCCGTCCAGCCGCTGGGTGATGCGGTAGGACACCTCGTCGTTCGCGAAGCTGTACTCCGCTGAAGAGGCGACCTGCATCGCCTGCCTATCCCCGATGAGATAGCCCGTCGGGTCGTACAAGGCCAGGGCGCCGTCCGGCTGAGCGCCGGCGGACGCATCCGGGTAAGGCAGCTTCTCCGACACGCGGCCGGGGATGCCGAGCATCTTGAAGGTCATTCCGTCGGTCTGCAGGTTGGCGGGCATCTCGATCGCCTGCATGCCGCCGAGCATGGCGGGCGGCGCGATCGCCGTGCTGCCGACGATCAGCCCCATGCCCAGCAGCTGGCCGAACGCATCCGGGCTGCACACCCAGCGAGCCCGCTTCAGCGACGGCGGCCACAGCCGCACCAGCATCGCGATAACGTCCGTCAGCGCGATCTTCCCGGCCGTCGTCGCGGGTACGGTGACAGCGCCGGGGCAGCTCAGCAGGCCCTCCGGCTCGTCGATGCCGGTGCCCATCAGGAACGCGTAGTCCTCGAAGAACGAGACAGCCTGCGGGAAGAACGTGTTGAACCACACGTCCATCGGCGAGACCGAGTCCTGCAGCAGCTCGTTCGGGATCTGCGTGAAGGCGGTCAGCTTCGATGCCTGGAGCACGACCCGGCCGAACTTCGGCGCGGTGATGGTCAGCGCCGCACCCTCAGCCGTCCACTCGGCCGCCACGCCGCCGAACACGGTCGAGGTGTGCGACGTGTCGTCGATCGACGGGAGCGGCACCCGCAGCGAGTCCATCGGGATGACGGTAGCCTCGGGACGCATCACCGCGTCCTCAAGCACCAGCGCCAGGATCTCGGACCTGAGCGTCTCCGGCACGAGGAAGCCGCCCTCGCTGGGCACCCGCTCGGACATGCCCGCGTTGCGGATCTCCAGCGTCTTCGCCAGGCTGCTCTTCAGGCCAAGCAGCTTCTCGGCCAGCTCGCTGTCGCCGTCCCGGGCCGCGACGTGCTGGCCCTTGATCGTCGCCCACACGAACTTCCTCAGGTCGCTGGCGTACTCCGAGTTGTCGATGTCGTCGGAGGCACCGAGCGCCCGCTCGGCGAACAGGCCCTGCTTGTCGAACAGGTCCGAGGCGTTCCGCACCCTCGAGCGCGCAACCGCCCGCTGACGACGCGGGCTACGCCGGCCCTGCAGCAGGTCCAGCGCCATGCCGGGCCGGAAACCATCCCGCGGCACCGCGCCGTTCCGCTGCGCCTGATCCTGGAAAAACTCCTGGATACCCAGCTGCGCCTGCTCCTGCAGCTGCGCCTGCATCTGCGGGCCGTACTTGCTCGCGGCCCACTTCTCCGCATAGTTCCGCACCAGGCCGGCGACGCCGCCATCCTCCACGGCGGCGCTCAGCCGCGCGGGATCGTGGAACAGCTCCTCCAGCTCGTCGCCGGTCTCCGGCATCACCGCTGTCACCTACACCAACTCCCTCTCTGCCTTTTGGGGCTGGCGGGAAATCAGGTAGGCCGCCGCCGCCGTGATTACTTTCACGCACGTCTTCATGAGGCAAACGCCTCCTTCAAGGCGTTGCCGAGCCGTCCCAGGTCAACGCCGGAGAGGGCTTGCCGTGCACTGTCTTCCGGTTCGTAGTCCGGGTTGACCTGCTTCATCGCTGCCTGCAGCGTCTTCTTCGCCTCGGCCTCGTTCGTCAGGTCCTGCGTCTGCGGGAGCCTGCCGAGCGCGGCCTTCACCCCGGCCGCGTTCGGCGGGTCGTCCGGGTGGTACTTGTACGGCAGCGCCCACGCCGCCTGCGTCGACTTGTCGCCCGCCTTCTGGCCAGCGCAGATCCCGGCGAAGAACGCGGCCGGGTCATCCGATGCCGTGCCGTTCGCCATCGCCTTGCCGCCGTCCCACGGCGAGTTGTCGACCTTGCCGTCGGCGTCCCGGATCGCCAGGCGGTAGAACGCCCACAGCTGCTCCTCGGCCGCGTCCTTCGCGACCGGGCACGGCGGGATGGGCTTGATCTGCTTGCCGTCCGGATCGAAGTAGTCATGGTCGGTGTCACCCTCGGGCGTCGAGTCGTCGTCGCCGTCGCCGTCCGGGTCGAACCGCACCGTGCCGTCAGCGCCCCGCACCCAACCATCGCCCAGGTCCTCGTCGCCAGCCGCGTTCCGCGCCCGGTCAGACGGCTTGTCGTCGTCCTGGCTGCCCTCCGGCACCCGGCCGGTGCCCTTGCACTGCGGGCACGTCACATGACCATCGCGGATCTTCCCCGACCCGTGGCACAGGTTGCATTCCTCGGTGGCGTCGTCATCGTCCTGGCCGTCGTCCGCGGCGTTCTGCATGCCGCCGTCGTCATCGTCGGCGTCGTCTCCGCCGCCTGGGGTATAGGTGCCCGAGCCCTTGCACGACGGGCACTTCACGCTCGCCTTGCCCGTCGACGGGTGCTTCAGACGGCCGGTACCTGCGCACGTCTTGCACGACTGGCCGTCGCCGGCGGCGTCGCCGTCGTCCGCGGCGCGCACCCGTGCCTGCGGCATCGACCGCAGCCGCGCCGCGATCCGGCCCGGGACCGCGGTGAACGCGGCAACGTCGAGCCCGGCAGGCAGCTCCGCCTGCTCACCCGACACCTTGTCGGCCAGCCCCGCGACAACCGCCTCGTCAGCGGTGTACCACGTCTCGTCCTTCATCGCGGCCCGCCAGTCCTCCGGCGTGCCGCCGCACCGCTCCGCGTAGATCGAGGCCAGATTGCCCGACACCTTGTCCAGCGTCGCGGCCATCTGGGCCATCTCCCCGGCGTTGCCCATGCAGCCGCCGAACGCGTCATGAATCATCAGCATCGACCCGGGCGCCACAACCCGCTCCTGGCCGGCCTGGGCGATCACGCTGGCGATCGAGGCGGCCAGGCCGTCGACAACCGTGGTCACCGGCCCTTTGTGGCCGCGTATCGAGTTGCCGATCGTGATGCCGTCGAAGACATCGCCGCCCGCCGAGTTGATATGCACCTCGAGCGCGCCCTTGATCGCGGCGAGCTGGTTCGCGAAGTCGGCCGCGGACACGCCGTCGCTGAACCAGCCGCCGCCGCCGATGTCGTCGTACACGTCGACGCGAGTCGAGCCGCCCTCGTTGCGGATACGGCACTTCAGCGGGTACACGGTCACGAACGCGCTCCGATCCGGTTGTAGGCGGCCAGCTCGCGCCAGGCCGGAGAGTCCCATCCCGCCGAGGCGCGCAGCCGCTCCATCGCCGCGGCCGCCGTGGCGTCCGGTGCGCCCGCGGGCGGCGGGACAACCCACCCGGGCGGCAGCGCGGGCTGCTGTGTCGCCTGCTCGACGACGTTCATGTCCGGCACCCCGACGAACTGGAGCACGTCATGCGGGTCATAGCCCGCGTTCACCAGCACGCTCACCGCCGTTGACTTACTGGTCAGCTCGAGCGCGTCCTGCTCCCGGTTGACGGGCATCGGGAAGTCGAAGTCGAACTCGACGCCCTGGCCGGTCTGGCCGAACATCGGCAGGAACTGGTGATTGAAGACGTCGCGCCAGCGGCGCAGCCGCGGGTTGATCTTCCAGATCGCGAAGATCTCCTCACCGGTCTGCGCGTTCGCCCGGTTGACGTCTTCCACGATCCCGGTCATCACCTTGTGGACACCCCACGCCTCCCGGATCCGGTCGCTGCCGGTGCTCAGGAGGTTCCCGAAGTCCATGTCCTTGGGTGTCGTGCTGGTCGCCTGCCACGTCGCGCCCGCCTCGAGCACCGCCACCCGGTGGGCACGCGCGACGCCGCGGTGCGCCTCGCGCCACCGGTCGGTCAGCTCATCCCACTCCTCATCCGACAGGCGCTTGTCGACCTGGATCACGCCGTCCGGCCGCGCGCTGTTGGCGAAGAAATTTCTGTTCCACTCACTGGCGTAGCGGTTGCCGTCGATCTCCGTCAGCACGCTCTGAGCCGGGCCCGTCCCGCCGTACGGGTCCTCGGGGTCCGGGAGCGCGTTGAACACGACGTCATCGACGGCCAGCGGGATCAGCTCGCGGCCGTCCGGCGACCGGTACACCCAGCCCTTCAGGTACAGGTCCGGGTCCGGCACCGGATGCATCCGGTCCGGGCGCACCGGCCAGATCCCGATCGGGACACCGCCCCGCTTGTCGATCACCCAGTACGACTTGCCGGTCAGATCCAGCCACAACTGCGACATCTCGAACAGCTTGAAACGCGACCAGAACGGGTTCGGCCGGTTCAGGAGCGACAGCGCAGCGTGCCGCACCACCTCGACGCGCTGGTCACTGCCCTGATCGGAGGTGGTGTAGCGCACCCGGCCGTCCTGCTGCGAGCGGAACAGCCGCCACTGCGGGCCCGCCGTCGACTCCGCCAGCAGCGACACGTTCGAGAAGACGGTGCCCTGGCTCTTGTACGCGCGCAGGTAGGCCGCGTCCTGGCTCACGCCGCCGCCGATCAGCCCCGACGCCAGCCGCGACACGCCGCCATCAGCAGCGCCGACCGGGACCGGCGGCAACGACGGCGCGGCGTTCCGCAGCGCCAGCGCCTTGCCGATCAGCGACATGGCTAGCCGCCGATCGCGAAGTCAAGCGCGAGCAGCGACGCGCAGACCACGGTCCATCCAGGGGCCAAGCCCAGGTGAGGGATGTGGACCTGGAAAGCGCCGAAGTCAGCCGACGCCAGCGCCGCCACCGTCACCACGTGCTCGCGGGCCTTCACCGCGAACGCGGCGATAGCAGACGGATGCCGCCCGCGCGCCGCACCGCGACAGCGGGCGATCACCTTGCCGACGAGCGAACGTCGCGCACCAGGAGCCGTGGCGGCGACCACGTAACACCGTCATGTCCGGCTTGCCCAGGAAGATCACGAGGTCAGGCTAGCATTCGAATTGTGGAAAACCTAAAAGAACCGGATCGGCGCGCCGCAGGTGAGACGCACATTAGTCCGCTTCATGCTGTCCGCGTGCTGTAGGTAACCGACAAATGGCGGCGCGCAAGCTACTCGGCCGGACCGAGCCACGGCTGTTCACCCCGCCGCTGCGCCCCCTCAGCCGCCGCACCAGCCGCGGATACGAGGCCGCCGAGTTCGCCGACATCATCGGCGAGCCGTTCCTGCCCTGGCAGCGCTGGCTCGCCATCCACGCCCTCGAACTCAACCCCGACATCACCTACCGGTTCCGCGTCGTCATCGTCCTCGTCGCCCGCCAGAACGGGAAATCGACATGCAAGCGGACCATCAGCCTCTGGCGGCTCTACGTCGACGGCGCGAAACTCATCCTCGGCGTCGCCCAGGACGTATCCCTGGCCCGCGAGCAGTGGCAGATGTCCCTCGACACCATCGAGTCAAGCCGCGAGCTGTCCCCCGAACTCGCCAAGGTACGCCGCGTCAACGGCGACGAATGGTTCCGCGTCGCCGAAGACCGCGACATCACCGCCGACGACGACGAAGACGAGTGGTACGACGTCGCCGCCGGCGGCCGGTACAAGATCGCCGCCTCCAACCGCAAGGCAGGCCGCGGCCTGTCCATCGACGAGCTCAACATCGACGAGCTCCGCGAGCAGCGCAACTGGCAGGCCTGGTCAGCCCTGTCCAAGACCACCATGGCCCGGCTGCACGCCCAGATCTGGGCCATGTCCAACGCCGGAGACGACCAGAGTGTCGTCCTCAACCAGCTCCGCGACGCGGCACTATCTGGCCGCGACCCCAGCATCGGCCTGTTCGAGTGGTCCGCCGAAGACGACTGCCCCATCGACGACTGGACCCAGATCCGCCAGGCAAACCCCGGCCTCGGCTACACCGTCTCCGCCGCCGCCATCCGCACCGCACTCGTCACCGACCCCCCCGCCGTCTTCCGCACCGAAGTCCTCTGCCAGAAAGTCGACCAGCTCGACGGCGCACTCTCCTACAGCGCCTGGAAAGACGGCGCCGACCCAGCCAGCAGCATCCGCGACACCCCGGCGCTCCGCAAACGCGCCGCCGCAGTTGTCGACGCGGCCCCCGACGGGGAGCACGTCACCCTCGCCGTAGCCGCCAGGCAGCCAGACGGACGCCCCCGCGTCGAGATCGCCGCCGCATGGGACTCAGCCGAAGCAGCACGCCCCGAGCTCGCCGCCACCCTCGCCCGCATGAAACCCTGCGTCATCGGCTGGTACCCCACCGGCCCGGGCGCCGCGTTCGCCACCATCATGCGCTCCTTCGACCAGGCCGTCACCATCGACCAGGCCGAGCCCGGCCGGCCGCACATCACCGAGCTCACCGGCAACCGCGTCAACGAGGTATGCCAGGAACTCGCCGATCTCGTGCGCGGCCGCCAGGTCGTCCACCCCGGCGATCCGCTCCTCGACGCTCACGTGCGCGGCGCAGGCAAGCTCTCCAGCGGTGACGGCTGGCGGTTCACCCGCAAGGGCGGCGGCCACGTCGACGCCGCCTACGCCGCCGCCGGGGCCGTCAGCCTCGCCCTGCAGCTGCCCGAGCCGCGCCGGCCGCGCATCCGCATCCTCGCCTAGCGCTTACCCCGCTGCGACGTGGCGCGCGACGCACGCAGCTCAGCGAGGCGGCTCACCGGCCTTCCGCCGCCCTTCTCGCCGCCCATGCCGGCTATCTCCCGGGTTTCGGCACGTATCGCGCCCATAGTCCGCCGCAACTCGGCGGCAACAGCCGGATGAGCGGCCTTGCCGGCATCCAGGGTGGCCGCAAGGGCCCGCGCCATGGCTATCAGGCCCGGATTCACCCCGTCGGGCACCGCTGCGAGCCATTTCTCGACGTCAGGCGCGACCATTACCCGCGAAACCGGCTCTGGAACCGCCTCGAGGGCACCCTGTGCGGCCTTGAGCTTGTCGCGCCTGCGCTGCTGGCGTTCCGCCGGACTCATCGCCACGTGGCCACCCCTGCATAAATATTCATCGCTAGTCACCGTCTGTGACGTGACGCCCGGAAAACCGGGCCGTGGAGGGGGGGAACAGTAGGGGCGTCGCTCTGTAGGGCGGGATCCCACTGGACTTCTGACCACGGACGGTGACCACACATGGTGGCATGACTGTATAAGTATTCATTCACCATGCCGTCCTGTCGAGCGGTGCGGGGTCTGTCGGCCCGCGACCGCGGGCAGCGTTGCCTTGCAGTGCGGTGACGTGCTTGTGGCAGGGTGCGCAGGCGGCACGGAGCTTGGTGTGTCCTGGGTCGTTGGCGAGCTGGTCGATGTGGTCGACCTGGGTGGCGGCGCCGATGCAGATGCCGGGGATGCGGATCTCGCAGCGCCAGTTGGCGCTGCGCATGGCGTCGTTGCGTGCGCGTCGCCATGCGGCCTGGTTGTAGGCGGGGTTTTTCTTCGCGGTTTCCCAGCCCATCGCCGACCCTCCTTATAGTGCCGGGTTTCTGCTGCCGATCATCGTCTTGTTTCCGCTGCGGGTGAAGGTCAGCTCGACGCGCTTGCCTTCGAGGGTGGCGGGTGCGCCGTCGTCCTCGAACAGCCACCATCGCATGTCGCCTTGCGGTGGTCCGTCTGTCGCGGCCTTGACCGGGCGGAATCCGTCGGGCCATTGCGGGTCGCTGTCCATCAGCTCGTCGGCGACGAGGACCCAGTAGCGCGCGCTCACCAGTCGTCCTCTCCATCCGGTGGCCATTCGCCCGCGGCGACCCGGTAGGCGATCTGACCGAGCCGTGTCCGTGCGTCGCGGATCTTCCACCTGAGCCGCGAGCGCCACGGGACCGGCTCGTGCTCGCGGGTGTCCGGTATGACGCCCTGGTCCATGAGCAGCTCGTTGGGTACCAGCATCGTGGCGGACATCTTGCGCACGCTGTCGAGGAATGGCGGCGGCACGAGGTGGCCTTCGCCTTCTGTTAGCGCTGCCTCGTCGAACCATCGCAGCGCCTGGGGCATCATCTCGTCGAACCATCGCCCCAGCACATCACCGTCGACCGCGCGCCCGATCGCCGGATTGGCTTGCTCCCAGTCGTCGTCGCGCGCCTCGACGGCGCGGCAGCCTCCGACGAACGGGCATGCGGGGTCGAGTGTGCAGGTGTCGGCGCTGTAGCAGATGGTGTCCCTGATCCGGGTGTGGTAGTCGCTCATAGCGCCCACTCTGGTTGTTCCGGGTCGTTCCCGACGGCATCCCGCAGCCGCGCGTTCAGGAATGCGATCAGCTCATCCATGGGTCGCGCCCTTCGTGCTGCCAGTGCAGGCAGGACGCATGATCGCGTGTTGTTCCGGAAGCTCGGCGTACCGTACATGGCACGCGGGGCAGCGGTCATCTCCGCCTTCCCCGTGCACCTTCGCGAACTTGGCCATTTCCGACTGTGACACGTAGACGGTGATGCAGTCTTTCGCGCCGTCAGCGTTGCGCTCGAATCCCTCGTCTTCAACCCGGTAGATGCGCCCGATCGCCCGGTTGCAGTCCGACCACGCTGATACAGCGTCCATCAGGCCGTAGCCGAGCCGGATGATGGCGGAGCAGCGCGGGCACTCTTCCTCGTCCGCGCCGAAGACCTCGACCGGCACGAGGGTGACTTTGATCAGCGGTTGCCCGCTGGCGTCCGCTTGCGTTAGCTCGTCCACTGGTCTAGTCCTCTTCCTCGTCTCGTTCCCCGACGCCGATCGCTGCCGCGATCTTGGCGAGGTCGACGCCGAGCTGCCGTGACGTGCGCACGATGACGCGCTCCAGCTGGCTGGCATGCTGCCGCGACGGTGAGCTGAGGGTGGGCACGCCCGTAGTTGTAGCGCATCACGGTGCTAGCTTTCGCCAGCAATAGCACGTAGTTCATCCACTTCGTTTTGCGTGCGCGACCACAGTCGTTCGTCGTGGTAGCGCGGGTGCTCGGGCGGGATGGTCTTGAGCCGGAAGTTGCCGAGCTTCGCGACGCGTTCCCACTTCTCGACCCATCGTCCGCTGCGGGAGCGGACGAGGATCTTGACGTTTTCCGGCAGGTTGCCGCCGCGGCCGGTGATGACGAACGCGAGCGCACCCTTGGCGGCGACGTTCGTCGCCTCCGCGTAGTTGCAGGCGATGAGGTACTTCGGTTCAGCGCTGCCGGTCATCGCTTGCGCTTCCTGCCCAGCAGGCCGGTTACGGTCCACAGCCGCCGCGCCGCCTCGATGTGGCCGTGGTCGACGAGCCAGATCCCGATGTCGGTTATCACGCGCCTGACGGCCAGGCGCAGGCGGACACGGCGCGGCAGCGGCGTCAGCAGCTTCGGGTGTCCGCCGTTGCCGTACGCCTCGCGCCAGCAGCGTTCCAGCTGGGCTGCCTCGTCGCCGGTGAGCGGGGTCGCGGCAGCGATGAACGGCCACGGCGGCATGGGCACGATCCTCGGTTCGTCGGTCACGGCGGTCACCAGTGGTGCAGTTCTTCGGCGAGCGCGCGGAACTCGGCGGCGAGGATCACTTGCACGGCCGCGACTACCTCCGCTGGCATGTTGGCCGAGATGATCAGGTCGTCCTTCTCGATCTCCTTCGCCCGTGCGATCAGTGCCCGCTGTACGGGCATGATGGCGGCTCCGAGCGGCTTCGGCTGGTCGCTGCGCTGGGGTTCACGTGCCATCGGGGTGTCTCCTCCGGGGTGTGGTGGTGAGCGCCAGGGCGGCGCGCCTGCTCGCCCTGGCGCTCACGTCTACTGGACGGGCTGGACGGCCGGCGCGGCCGGAGTCGCGTCCGGGGTCGCGACCACGGGAGCCGCAGGGGCGGCGAGGGGCTGCTGCCCGTACTTGGACACGAGGTCCTTGATGAAGCTGACCGCGACATCCTCGTACGGGGCAGGCAGCACCATGCCGGCGGCGGCGTCGACAAGCTTCCCGACGGTGGTGCCGCCGAGCTTGTCAGCGGTCTCGATGACCGACGGGGCGACGGCCTTGAGGCGGCCGAGCAGCCCTTCGGCGTAGTCCAGTCCGTCGGTGAGGTCGGCGCGGACATCGCCGGTGATGGTGTCAAGCAGGGACATGATGCGTTCCTCCAGGTTGGGTGCTGCTTTTACGGTAACCGGCCCGGCGGCCGGCGTCGGGGTGGCCGCTTGCGCGGCGTGGTGGTGGTGTAGGTGGCCGAGAACATGCTCGACGCCGCTGCTGGCACGCGCGAGGTCGCGGGCGATCTCGGCTTCGAAGTTCGGCATCCTGGCCATGGTCAGCCCTCCCTGGCTGCGAGATCGCGCGATGCTCGCCAGAGGTCGCGCAGGATTTCCTTGGCGACAGCCCGGAGCGCGCGGGCGTGCCTGTGGCCGTCTGAGAGCGGTGTTCCGGGCAGTGCGGGATGGTTCTTCGGTCCGCAGCGGACGCATTCCTTTATGTGAATGGCGTCCTTGTAGCGGTCGCGGGCGGCGTCGTAAATGGCGCGGTAGGGGCTGTCGCGGATTTTCATGCAGGATTCGGCGACGAGGAATGCACGCATCTTGGCGGTGGCGTTCCAGTTGGCTTTCTGGCCGCGCTTGCGGACCTGGGTGGCTGCGTCGCCGTAGCCGCAGTAGGACCACAGGTCGGAGACGCGGCGGGGCTGGTCTGCGGCGGTGTTCCAATAGGGGTCGCCGATGGCGGCGAGGAGGCGGGCGCCTTGCTTCTCGCCGATGCCCTTGACGCCCTTGATCCACGGGTTGAGGGGGTGGGTGCGCATGTGGCGTCCGAGGGTGAGTTCGGCTTTGTGCTCGGCGTCGGCGAGCATGGCGACGAGGGCGGCGAGGCGGGCGACGTCGGGGTGTGTCTCGTCGAGGCCGAATCCGTCGTCGTCGTGGCTGGTGAGGGTTCGGAGCCGGTTCTCGTTGGCGATGCGGACGTGCTCGAGGTCGTCGAGGATGTCTGCGGCGAACGCGAGCCACGCATCGTGCTCCGCCAGCTCAGGCGGTACGGCTATGGGGATCGATGCTCCCGTGGGCTGAGCTGGCGGATCTTGCTCCCCGGCGGCGCAGGTGGTTTGGGCACCGCTCGAAGTGTGGCCGCCGGGGAAGTCATCAGCCGCAGCGGATCCAGCATGGGGATCGCTCACAGCGTGGCTGCGGCTGGTCTTGCTCCCCGCAGGCGCTTGCAGCCTGGGTGTCGACTCAAGATTGGCCTGCGGGGAATTCTTGCCCTCAGCGGCGTGCCCTTTCTGGGTGCCGAAATTGCCCTGGCCGCTGAGGGGGTCTGACCCGGACGGCGGAGCTGCCATGGTTGCCGGGGCGCACTTGGCCGTCCGGGGGTCTGCGAGGGTCACGCGAACCACTCCCGAAGCGTCTCGTCGGGAAGATCGCGGACCCGCGCCGCGCTGCCGTCATCCATCGCGGCGGCGAGACGTCGCATCAGCGCCGCCTTCGCCTCATTCTGCGCCGCCAGCTCCTCAAGCTGCGACGCCACGAAAATCACGTCATCACGCGACATGTCACCGATACGGCGCACGCTCCCATCCGCCACCGTGTACCGGATCGCGTCCAGCGACCGCCGCCACGCCTCCCGGATACCCGCCAGCTTCGGCGAGCGCGCACGGCCCTTGTCGCCCGGCGCCGGCGTCTCGGCAGGCGGCCGGCGCAGCCCCGGCTTGCGGATCATGTCATGCATGAACGGGACAAGCGCCTGATCCAGCGCCTCACCGACAAGATCATCAGGAATGCGGCGGCGCAGCTCCTTCAGGATCTGCCCGAAATCCTCCGACGAATCCTCGTCAATCACCTGGCGCGCCAGCACGCGCAGCTCGAAGTCAGTCATGGATCTTCCTCTGGTAGCGGCGCATCGAGCGCATCGTCAGTCCTCCTCGGGTGGTTTCGGCGGAGGCCAGCGCCCCCACAGCTGATAGATGCGCTCGTCGCCGAGCTTGCAGCACACCGGGCTCTGCTTGGCCAGCTCCCGCCTGCGGGCACCCGGCGACCGCGCCCACGCCGGCAGCAGCGTGGCGGCGAAGATCCGCCCCAGGTCCAGGCTCGCGCCCTTCCCGTTGCAGCCCACCAGCGACGCCGGTGCCCAGTGACGGGCACACCACGGGCTGCCTTTCGGCGCGTCCGGCGGGCCGGTGAACTGGTCGAAGAACTCCGTCGCGGTGCTCATGCGGACTCCATCTCGCTGAACAGGCCCGGCTGCATGGGCTTGGCCAGCCGGACGCGGGTGAGTGCCAGGGCTACCGGTGGGGCCGGTTCCGCAGAACGGATCGAGGACCGTGCCGCCGGGCGGTGTCACGAGCCGGACGAGCCAGCGCATCAGCTCAACGGGCTTGACGGTCGGCCACGCCGTGCCATCCTCAAGGCGGGGCCGCTCGGATGCCGAGGCCTTCGCCTGGTAGCGGAAGGCCGGGAAGAATCGGCTTGCGCCTCCGGTATCGCCGTAAGAGTCGAAGTCGCGTACCCGGGCAACCTTGTCGCCCATGATCCCGGCACGGTTCCCCGACTGCTGGTGTATGCCGTGCGCGGAACCGCCCGCCGGGCGGACGCCGCTCTGCCGGTCCAGCTCGGCTACCGGGCATGAATCGGAACACGACCACGCCTCGACGGTCTCCATGCCGTCCGCGTCGGCGTAGCCGCTGTCGCGGTCCTGGTCGCGCATCCCGTAATCGCTCTTTGTGGTGCGCCCCCCGCCGCGCCGGGATCCTTGCGTGATCCCCCGCACTTTCCGCGTCCCGGTCATCTCGCATTCGGGGGTGTGGCTCAGCAGGATGTTCGCCGGCCAGCGGCAGTCACCGAAGGTCGCGCCCGCGATGTACGCCTCGGGTGTCCGCGTGAGCGACCTCCCCTCGGCGGGATTGGTCCGTGCGCCGGACGGCCTGAACGTGTCCCACTCGCGGCCCATGAACTCAAGCCCGTACGGCGGATCACAGACGACCGAATCCACGCTCGCGTCCGGCAGCGGCAGGTGCGCGGCGTCCCCGCGCAGGATGACCACGCTCATGGCGCGCTCGGCGTGGCGTACGGCACGGCGCACGGGCAGCGGTGCGACGGCGGCGGAGGCGGCACGTGGGCGGCGCGGACGATGACGACGGCGGCGACGAGAGCAGCGGCCAGGATGATCGCCGTCCCGATGAGATGACCGCGGGCGTTCACTTCGCGGGTCCTGCCTGAACCCGGGCCTTGGTCCAGTTGTACGAGGAGAGGTCGAGCAGCGCCGACAGTATCCAGTCAGCTTCCTCCTCGCTGTACAGCCCGTAGACGCCTTCGATGCCACCCTGGTCATGCCAGCCTTTGACAAGCACCCACCGCGGTTCTTCGTCGGACGTGACCGGCGCGGGCGGGTGCGGCGGCCGGATCCACTGGCGCAGGTACTTGAGGAACTCGTCGCGAGGGTCGCCGCTGATGTTGATCAGCAGGCGCACCGGCTCGTCGCGCTCCGGCGCGCCCAGCCGCACTGGTGGTTCCGGCGGGATGTTCACGGCGTTCCCTTCCTGCGCGTCGGCGTGCGCCTAGCGGCCGGTTTGGCCGCTGGCGGCTTCGGCGAGTCGGCAGGGGCGGTCTCCGCCTGCTTGCGGACCCACACGTCGAACTTCTGCGGGTTGCGGCCGATCCACGCCTCGATCGCCTTGTCGTCCGGCTCTGGCGCGGCCAGCAGTGCCGCCTTGCGGTCGAGGGCATCCAGCTCGTCGAGCAGCGGCCCGATGGTGCCGTGGAAGTCCTCGTCGAGCCGTCGCCGGTAGGACCGGATCAGGTTGCGGCGGTGCTCGCGGAGGTCGTCTAGGGTCATGCTTCGTCCCCCTTCCGGTCGGGGTCTTCTGGGTGGCGTTCCTCGCGCAGGACGTACTTGAGTGCGTTGGTCTGGAGGTTGCCGAGGATGATCGCCATCTCGGTCCAGGACAGGTCGTGCTCGTCGGCGACGTCGCTCAGCCGGTCGTGAAGGTCCCGTTCGGCCTTCTGGACGACCATCGTGCGCGGATGGAGCTTGATGCCGGCCATCAGAACGGCTCCACTTCGCCGGGCTCGATCGCCTGCGCCGACCATTCGGCCTGCTGGCGGTCGTAGGCGGCCGTGCGGGCGAGTTCCTTGGTCATGTGCTGCTCCTGGTGGTGAGTCCGGCGCGGGTGCGCCATTTCGCGATCTGCACCTGGCCGACACGGGCGGTGTGGCCGGATCCGGAGGGCCCGAAGTGGCCGAGGATGTCGGCGATGACGGCCTGGAGGTCCTCGCAGTGGCGGTTGGCGTAGTCGAGCTGGAGGGCGAGATCACCGCGTTCGGCGTCGTCGGCCTTGATGACGGCCTCGGCGCAAGCGTCCAGCGCGTTCTGCGCTACCGGGTCGAGTGCTTCCCACGGCTCGGTGGGCATGCCGATGGCGGCGGCGTACGCCTCGTAGCCGGCCTGCGCCGGTGACTTCCCGGTCACAGGTCCGCCTCTTCGATTCCGGCGGCCTCGAGCGCGTCGGCGGCGATCTTGCGGATCTCGGGCCGCCCGAACGGCTCGTCTGGGTTGTCGGCGGCATCGAGGATGTCGAACAGCGCCCGGCGCGTGATGCCGAGCGCCCGCTTCACCGGATCGGGCACCAGGGCGCCGTCTTCGCGGACGGAAAGCCACGCGCCGGCCGGGTATGCGGCCAACCCGATGAGGGCTTCGTTCACTGTTCGCGATGAGGAGTCCCAAGTTGTCGCCTGGTGTCCACTCGTCAGCGGCGTAGTGCCGCTCCCTGCCGTTGCTCTCAACGACGATGATGGTCTTGGTCATGAATTGCTCCCTACGATTTCGTCGATGTGCTCGCGCTCAGGTCGTTTATCGGTCGCGCCGGGCATTTCGTGGTGGCCGCATTCGCTGTTGTCCCATTCGTAGACGACGACGTGGCACGTCGGGCAGCGGCGGTGCTGGGCGAGCTGCTTGCGGCGGCTGGGGTGGCACTGGGTGCAGCGGGCGGGCTGGCCGCCGGGTGCGCCGATGAGGCGGCTGCGGCGGTCGCAGATGCCGCACCAGGGCGGCTTGCCGTCGGCGGCGAGTTCGGCGGCATACGGGCATTCCGATTCGATGTGGCCTTTCTCGCCGCAGCCGTAGCATGTCGCGGGCATTCTGCTTTCCACCGCCAATCTCAAAATCTGAATTGTCGAATTCGCTACTACAGTTCTGTTAGAACGGATATATCTATCTCAAATTACGGTGAGCAATTAATGCACCGTTCGGGGGGTTGGATACGTAGCAGCGAAGCTGCACGTATAACTGCCTCTGCCTCTGCTTGATTTTTGCTTGGCGTTTGCTTGAGCAAGTGCTTGAGCGTTTGCTAGACCCAGATCCCTGTGACCTGCGGCGATCTGTTTTCGGGAGGTCTCAGGGTGCCCTGTGGATAACGCGAAGTATGTGACCGTGTGTTAGTGTGGTCGACCACCCTAGAACACGGTCGTTTTTGCCATCCCGTTACCTTGTGCGTCCGCAAGCACTTGCTAAGCACTTGCTTGACCGCTTGCCTGAGCACCTGCTTGAGCATTTGCTTTCCGTTTGCTTCCCCCCTTGCGGCCAGCCTCGGCGCGCTTCAGCGACAGCTCGTCGATCTCCTGCTTCGACCGCTGGTGACCGTCCGGACCGATGAAGTCATGCATCAGGTAGGCGCCGTCGACGCGCTCGGCAAACCCGGTCTTGTAGCCGGGCGGCACACGCAGCAGCTGGTCGCGCGCCGCCTTGGTGCCGAACGTCTTCCACTTGGCCTCGCGGACGAACCCGTCGGTGTGATTGAGTCCGCACCAGCACCACAGCTCCATGAGCGTCCGGAACGCCTTGTCGGACAGCTCGTCGGTCTTCGGGTGCTCAGTGAGCAGCACGTCGACCTTGATGTACTCCCAGTTGGGGCGAGCCATCACTCCCTCTTCCAATCGGGTGGCCGCCGCAGGCTCGCGCGGGGCCTGCGGCGGCCGTGGAGCCATCAGGCCGGGCGGCCCTGCATGATCTCGATCTCGCACGTCGCGGCGAGGACAGAGGCGACCTCAGCGACCGCCTCGCGGGCGACGCGCTGCGGGTCGTTGAGGAAGTAGCCGAGCTTGAGCTGACTGCCGCTGAGGCGGTAGCGGAACCGCGCGGCGAGCACGCTCGGGTCGCAGTCATCGAAGGGGACGATGGCAAGGTCGAACTCGGAGGGGATGACGATCTCGCCGCGGCTGCCTGCCGTCGCCTCGACCGTCTCGCTGTAGAGCAGCTGCGTCGCCCCGGTCGCCAGCCGCGTCCCGCCGGTGAAGTTGACCTTGGTGTGGGCCTGGAAGTGCTGGGCGATCTCCAGCAGGTCGGCGGCGCTCACACGGCCGCCGGGGTGCAGGTCGCGGCAGTTGTCCTCGATGAACTCGGCGAATACCTGCTGGCTCATCCACTGCCGGTCCATCGCCGTCCATGTGACCCACGGCAGCGTCTGCTTGAGCGCGAGCACCAGGCGGTGCTGCTGCCAGCGCGCGCCGTCGTTGCGCGTGTGGGCGTCGAGGACGGCGGTGAAGGTGCCCTGGTCGAGGTCGGCGAACACCTCGGAGTTCTCGTCGGAGTGCTTCTTGTAGTACTGGGCGAACCCGGCGACGTTCCGGACGGTGACGGTGCCGCCCTTGCGCTTGGGGAACTTGCTGTAGTAGTCGGTGGTGAGGTCGATGAGCCGGGGCTCGCCGCTGTCGTCTACGTAGCCATAGACGGCGCCGGGCTCAAGGAGCTGCGGCCTGGCGGATGCGCGGGCTAGCTCGCGGATGATCTGGGCTGCGCCCTCGTCGATGATCTCGGTCATTGGTCGGTGGCCTCTTTCTCGCCGAATAGCGGCGTGACGTTGGGGTCGTTGCGGGACAGTGCGCCGTCGTCGGCGAAGAAGAACACGCCCTTGTGCGGGTCGTTCTTCGGTGGCTTGACGACGGTGGCGGCGGTGACCTGGACGGTGTTGCCGCCGCCGGTGAACGGCTCGACGGTGACAGTGAGGGTGAGGGTGCCCTTGCGGCCGAGGTGGGTGACCTGCTGCACGAGGTCGGCGAGCTGGGCGGCGGCGAGGTCGGCGACCGCGCCGTGGTTGATCGCGCCGAGCGTGTCGGCGAACGAGGGGTCGGCTTGTGTCACTGTTGCTATTCCTTATGACTGTTGTGGATGGTGATTGGCGGGGTCACTGGCGGCGGTCATCTGCTTGCGGCGGAAGTTCACGTCTCCTCCCGCTTCTGCGGCCTCAGCCGCGCCATCCCGGCTCCTGTCCGGGGCGCGGCGCGCTTCCACCGGTCGCGGCGCTGCTGCTTCTTGCTGGCAGCGAGGGCTCTGCGCCATTCGGCGCGCTGGTCGGCGTGTGGGTCTTCAGCTGTCACGGGACAGGTCACCTCCGGCGCTCCAGCGGCGGCCGTCGGGGCTGTCGAGCCATGCGGCGATGCTCCGGCAGTGGGTGCAGGTGAGCAGGTGCAGCCAGCGCGGAAACCATCGCGGCGGCTCGAAGTACGCGCGCCGCCGGAGGCGGTTACCCACGGTCCACCGCCTCGGCGCGCTTGATGACCTCATTGATGTAGCGGCGTGCCTTGTACAGGTCCTCCAGGCCGTTCTTGTTCCGCCAGCGGCAGACGTACTTGACGACGTTGCCCTCGTAGAAGTCGAGGCCGAAGGCGTCGATGACGTCGAACGGCTGCATCCCGCCGTCGCCCTTGTAGTAGTCCGGGCCCGGCCGATCGTCGATCTGCTCAGGCTCGCTCGGCGGGTACTGCTGCCGCACGACGCTCTGGCTGGCGCCCTGGCACTCGATGTCGGCGACGAGTTCCTCAGCGAGCGGCCCAGGTGCGTGCGGCAGCACAGTGAAGTAGTCGTCGTCGCGGCCTTCAACCGGCTTGAGGTGGTTGCCTTTGATGAGGATGGGCGTGTGCTCCAGCGCGAGCGACAGCCGCGTGGTGAGGTGGCCGCGCGTGATCGGGAAGCGGTCGTCGCCGTACTTGCACGCGCCCAGGTGTGGCCCGTCGGGGTAGGTCCCACAGCAGGCTCGCGGCGCGGGTGGCGTGCACGCGTCGCGGTGGTACTGGGCGATCTCGATGAGCTTGAACATCTCAAGAGCTACATCGTCTGGGTCGCGCGGCAGCCCCTTTGCCGAGACGGGCTGCCAGCCGTCCTCTGAGCCGCGTACGGAGGCTGACCCTTCCGGGTCCTTGATCGTGATGGGCAGCCTCCTTAGTGCCCTGGAAAGGGTGCCGGGAGTGACAATCAGCTCTTCGGGGATGATGTCACTCACCGGGCACCTCGCCGTCTTCGACGAGCGCTTGCAGCGCCGCCACGTCGGGGAGTGCCTGGATCTGGCGGATGACGGATGCGGCCTGGTCGGGGTCGAGCTGCTTGGTCGACGCGAGTTCGCCGTCGTAGCCTGCGAGGCGCGCGGTGATGCGCAGCCGTGCCGCCTTGTCGTCGGGGCTGGTGCCGTAGCCGAACCGCTGGAAATGCTGCTGGATCATGCCGACCTGGCCGTCGGAGGCGAGCCGGGGGGCTGGCTCACCTCCGACGGGGGCCTCGCCCGCGTCCGGCACGGGGCCGACCGGAGCCGCCGGGGGGGTGGCGGCCTGCGCGGGCGAGGGGCCTGTGGTGGCGTTGCGGCGGGAGCGCGGTCCGCGCGGCGCAGGCGCGGGTGCGGCGGGAGCTTCAACGGCCGGCTGCTCGTCGACGAGCTCGGCGTCCACGATCTCGTCGGACGGCCTTGAGAGGGCCGGGACCTGGCGCGGCCCTGCCAGCTCGGCGGCCTTGGCGGACGCGGCGAGCATCTCGCGGCGGTACTCGCGGCTGGTCGGCACCCACGGCTCAAGGCGGCGCGCGGCGGTCTTCCACCACATCGACCGTCCCTGGAACTCGGGGTGGTTCTTGCCGCCGTCGAGCCGGTTCCACGGGCTGTACTCGGAGTTGCGGGAGTCGGAGGCGTCGCGGGCGGCCATCACGTCGTCGCGGGTGAGGATCGCCGGACGCGACCATGCGCCGGTGGTGAGCTGGGCGACGGCGTACACGCCGACCATCTCGCCGCGGTCGGTGCTGCCGTTGTCGCCGAAGAAGTCGGCGCCGGTGGTGCCCTGGCGGGCCGTGAACCGGTGGACGGGGCGCTCGTCCTCGCCTTCGGTGTAGCGGAAGTAGTCCTTGGCGCAGACTTCACGGACGATGACCTTCGAGACCGCGCCGGAGCGGTACATCCGCTCGATGATCCCCCGGTAGCCTTCGGTTCCGCTGACTTCCTCGCGGCCCTTGCGCTTGCGGTTATAGAGGTAGAACTCGTCGGTTCCGGGCAGGTGGCCGAGCGACGCGCACCGCATGAGGACGGTGACGAGGGAGTCCGGGTTGCTGGTGGCCGCCTTCATCAGGTCGTTGCTGGCGTACAGGGCACCAGCGGCGCAGCCGAGGAACGCCTCGACGTCGACGGAGGCGGGCAGCACCATGTCGAAGTGCTTCTTCTTCGACCAGATGAGCGTCGTGGGGCCGCTCTCGCGGTTGGCGACGGCGTTGCCGACAGTCTGGGTGGTCATGAGGTCTTGTCCTTCTTCGGCTTGGCAGGCATGAGCTTGACCTGCGGCTTTGGTTCGGGGGTGCACTCGGTGGCGATGTGCGGGTAGCGCTCGCGGACGAGGGCGGTGCTGATTCGCTTCGGCCGGCTGACCGAGCGGGTGGCGAGCTTCTCCCTGGTGCCGGCGTCGAGGGCGTACTCGGCGGTCCCCATCGCTTCGAGGATCCGGTTGGTCATCTCGTCCTTGCGCCGCTCGGCCTCCTTGTACCGGCGCTGGGCGGCGCGGTAGGAGATGGCGAGCTGGCGCCTGATGAGGACTTCGCGGTCCTCGTCGACGTCGGCGTACAGGCCCTTAAGCGCGCTGGTGGTGGCCGGACGCCAGTCGACGTCC